CTTGGGCATCTCCACAGATGCTTACGACAACAGACTAAATCAGTATATAGAAATGGCTGTGGAAAATATCCAGCGTGAAGGAATCAAGTTGGAAGAAACAGTTGAGGATAATTCCCTTGTTGCGATCTATTCCGCATGGATGTGGAGGAAGAGAGACACAGGGGAAGGGATGCCCCGAATGATTCGGTACAACTTGAATAACAAACTGTTTTCGCAGAGGCTCAAAGGGGATGAAGCGGATGGATAGTGTTATTTATCTCGTTGATGAAAACATGGAACGGGATGTTTCCGGGGTAATGAAGAAGAAAGCCCCAACAAAACGACGGGTATTTTGCGATGTCAGAAGCGTTGGAGCAAACGAGTTTTTTGAAGGCGGAAGGAACGGCCTTAACCCGGAATACAAAGTGGTCATGTTTGCCGGTGATTACAATGGCGAACGAACTGTGGAGTATGACGGGCAACAGTATGGAGTATACAGGACGTACAAGGGAGAACAGGCCACCCGATACAGGACTCTTGGTGTTGATTACATGGAGCTGTATTTGGAGCGGAAAGGCGGAACCAATGGCAAACGTGAAAGTGACCCCGGATAATTTCGCTGATGCAGTTGTCAAGGCATTGAAAGACTATGCAAACGTTACGGCTCAATCTGTTAACGAGGCATCCGATTCCGTCAGCAAAGAAGCCGTCAAAATGCTTAAAGCCAAAAGCCCACGCAAGAAGGGTGGAAACGGCGAGTATGCAAAAGGATGGTCAAGAAAAGCGGACAAAAAGGGAGCGACCAACAGTTACACGTTGTACAACAAGAACAAACCACAGTTGACCCATTTGTTAGAGAAGGGCCATGCGGTTAAGCCGGACCCTAAACACCCGAACAGAAAGAAGCGTGTTGAAGGCATTGAGCATATTGGCCCGGTAGATGATTGGGTAGCTGTGGAAATGCTAAGAAGGGTGGAGAAGAAACTGTGACAATGAATGAAACAGATATTGGAACCATGATTGCATCAATCGGGATCCCGTACGCGTATTATTCGTTTGACGATGACACGGCGGAGGCTCCGCCTTTTATTTGTTGGTACTTTCCCGGTGATGACGATTTTAAGGCGGACAACCAAAACTACACAGCGATCAGACCAGTGACGATTGAATTATATACTGATGAAAAAGATTTCGAATTAGAGAAACAAGTGGAGACCGTTCTAAAGCAGAATGGTCTTTCCTTTTCAAGGGATGAAACCTATATATCCGATGAACGGATGTTTGAGGTTATCTATGAAACGGAGGTAATTTACAATGGCTAAAGTTAAATATGGCTTAAAGAATGTTCATTATGCCAAAATTACGGAAGGGGAAAACGGAGCCATTACTTACGGCACACCAAAAGCATGGCCGGGTGCTGTTTCCTTATCCATGGACGCAGAAGGCGAGCTGACACCGTTCAGAGCGGACAATATGAACTACTGGGTAGCATCCAGTAACAACGGCTATTCCGGTGAATTTGAGTCTGCACTTATCCCGGAAGACTTCAGAACGGATATTTTGGCAGAGCGGAAGGATACAAATGGCGCATTGCTGGAATACGCAGATGCAAAACCTTCTTCCTTTGCTCTCATGTTCCAAGTTGAGAATGACGTCAATGCTACACGTTTTGTCTACTACAACTGCACAGCAACACGGCCATCCACCGAAGCGAATACTACGGAGGAATCCATTGAACCGCAGACAGATACTCTGTCTCTCACCGCTTCCCCGAGACCGGATGGGCTGGTAAAAGCTACTATGGACGCAGACGGAACCGGCTATGACAATTGGTATACCGCAGTTTACGAGCCAACAGCACAGGCTACCGGCGGTAATACCGGCGGTAATACCGGCGGTACTGGAAACTAATCCAAAGCAGAAAGGAGAACGTTATGGAAATGGAAAAAAACATTGAAATTGGCGGTAAGCAGGTAAGATTCAGAGCAACAGCGGCCACACCACGGCACTATCGGAACATATTCGGCGGAGATATGTTGGTGGACATGGCACGGCTGGCAGACTCCCTTGATGGGGCAGATCCGGATGCTTCTACGCTTCCGCTTGAATCTCTTGAAGTCTTTGAAAACGTTGCTTTTATCATGGCGTGGCACGCCGCCAAAGTACATGGTGAAGAATTCCCCGATACCCCGGAAGAATGGCTGGAGGACATGGAAGTTATGAGCATTTATAACGTTTTACCGCAGTTAATCGAATTATGGGGTATGAATCAAAAAACCATCGTCAAGAGTAAAAAAAAATAAAAAAGACAGACCGGCCTACTACCACCGCTTTGCTTGAATTGCGGTGCGTACAGGCCGGAATTTCTTTATATGAGATGGATTTGCTAACAATGGGTAGCGTTATGGATATATTTGCAGAGATGTCAAACGATGATTGCGAATGGACTCCGCTTGCTACTCAAGAAGATATAGACAGATTAAAACGAATGTAAAAGGTAGGTGACAAAATGTCGAAACGAATTGAAGGTATTACCATCAAGATCGGGGCAGACACTACCGAATTAAAGAGCGCGATAAAGGGTATAGATTCCGAACTTGGAAAAACACAAGGGCAACTCCGGGACGTAAATCGCCTACTGAAATTGGACCCGGGCAATACGGAATTGATTACCCAAAAGCAAAGACTTCTTTCCGAAGCCATCAAGGGAACGGAAGAAAAACTGAAAACACTCCGAGAAGCATCCGAACAGGCGAATCAAGCACTGGCCAACGGAGAGATTACGCAAAACCAGTATGACAGTTTACAAAGGGAAATCATACAAACGGAACAGGATCTAAAACGTCTTGAACAACAGGCGAAAGAAACAAATGATTCTCTTGCCGACCCGACAATCAGCGAAAAACTGGGAAAAGTCGGAACGAAACTGCAGGACGTTGGTGACAAGGTCTCGAGCGTTGGCAAGGGATTAACAAAAGGTGTGACCGCTCCGCTCGTTGCAATGGGGGCGGCTTCGGTAAAGGCTTTCAATGAAGTTGATGCCGGTGTTGATACTATCGTTGCGAAAACTGGTGCTTCCGGTAAAGCATTGGAAGAAATGAAACGTTCTATGGAAGGGATCGCAACAAGAATCCCGACAGACTTCGAAACGGCTGGAGCGGCGGTCGGCGAAGTAAACACCCGGTTCGGTCTGACGGGGCAAGCATTGGAAGACCTGTCAGAAAAGTTTGTGAAATTCGCCGAACTCAATGGCACAGATGTATCTTCCTCCATCGACCAGACCCAAAAGGTCATGGAGGCATTCGGGGTAAAGGCGGAAGACGCGGGGGCATTACTCGACACATTAAACGCAGTTGGACAGGCCACAGGCATCAGCATGGACACCCTTGCTTCTTCGATGATTACAAACGCGGCTTCGCTCAACGAAATGGGGATGAGCGCAAGTGATTCCGCGGTCTTTTTAGGAAACCTTGAAAAATCGGGTATCGATACCTCACAGGTTATGACAGGCCTAAAAAAAGCGGTAGTTGAAGCCGCCAAGGAAGGAAAGACGCTTCCCGATGTATTAAAGGACTTTTCCACGACAATGCAGAGCAGTGCATCAGACACGGAGAAACTGCAATCTGCAATTGACATCTTCGGGAGCAGAGCGGGTCCGGCGATCTATCAAGCCGCCAAAACAGGTACTTTATCCTTGGATGAACTGGGAACATCTTTGCAGGATAATCTCGGAAATGTGGACAAGACCTATGAAGGCACCATGGATGGTACAGACAAACTGAAGACCACATTCAACCAGTTAAAGATTGCTGGTGCCGAATTGGGTGGTTCTTTGGGTGACGTTCTCGCTCCAATGCTCGAATCCCTGTCGGAAGTCATCCGAAAATTGGCGGAGTGGTTCCAAAACCTTGACCCTCACACAAAAGAAATGATTGTCAAGATGGGATTGCTTGCGGCCGCTATCGGCCCGGTAGTCTTTGCAATTGGAAAAGTAATTACAATTGTCGGAACTGTCATGAATACAATAGGTCCTATAATCATTCTTCTTGCAAAAGTCGGAACGGCAATAGCCGCAGTCGCAACAGGTCCGCTTGTTGCAATCGTTGCCGCTGTTGCTGGTGCTATTGCGATTGGTGTTCTGCTTTATAAAAATTTGGACACCGTCAAGGAAAAAGCAAAATCTATTTGGGGAGGCATCCAATCCGTGGTTGGCGGAGCTGTGGAAAAAATCAAAGGCTTTGCACAGGGCATTGTGGAAGCGTTC